TTCATACTTCGCTTGCACTGCTGGCGGTGCAACAATTGAAACGTTAAAGGCTTATGTGGAGAGTCAGGCGACCCCAGATTAAGCCGCTATCGCGTCTTACGCCTTATATCCCCGCCCGATGAGGGCGAGGGGTTACGGCGAAATTGCTAAAATATTCCCACGATTTTTTCATGATTATGAGACAATCAAATTAATGCATTGTATTTAAATGTTATTTTTTTATTTAATTTTATTTATGTACTCAATTTTGTACTCAAAAACCACCCCACCCACCAGCCCACTGACTACATTGATGAAATATCAAACCCCGCGACTACCTAAAGAGAAGCCGGAGATTGTGGGGAATGGGAGGGATTGTAGTAACCTAAGTAGGTGATAAATTCTCCCTAAAGTGATATGCTAGTGCGTTAAATTTCATATAATTTATTGAAAATGATAAAGTTATTCACAAAATATGTGTCAATTGGTGTTATCAATACACTAATCCATTGGTTACTGTTCGCTGTTCTGATGTATCTATTTAGTGCAACTCAAGCAATCAGTAACTTAGTTGGTTTCTGCGCAGCCGTAACATTCTCTTTTTATGCAAACGCTAAATTTACTTTCCAGAAAAAAGCCACCGGAGGGCGATATATTGCGTTTGTTTCATTTATGGGGCTGTTGAGCTACCTTACAGGGCATCTATCTGATGTAATGGGTATTCAGCCTATAGCAACATTAATTGCGTTCTCTGCAATTAGCTTAGTGCTGGGGTTTGTATACTCAAAATTTTTCGTCTTTAAGGGTAAAGAATAATGAAAATCTCACTGGTCGTGCCTGTCTTCAATGAAGAGGAAGCAATACCAATTTTCTATAAGACCGTCAGAGAAAATGAAGAACTAAAAAAATATGATATTGAAATTTTATTCATTAATGATGGCAGTAAAGATTTGACAGAAAGCATAATTAATGCTCTTGCTATATCAGATAAGTTAGTTATCCCTCTCAGCTTTACTCGTAACTTCGGTAAGGAGCCAGCCCTATTTGCAGGTCTTGATCATGCTACTGGTGATGCGGTCATTCCTATTGATGTTGATTTGCAAGACCCGATAGAGGTTATCCCACAGTTAATAGAAAAATGGCAAGAAGGGGCTGACGTTGTATTAGCAAAACGAACAGATCGCTCGACTGATGGTTTGCTAAAACGCAAATCAGCGGAGTGGTTCTACAAGCTGCATAACAAAATCAGCACACCAAAAATAGAAGAGAATGTCGGTGATTTTCGCCTAATGTCTCGAGAGACTGTTGAGAACATAAAAAAATTACCAGAACGTAATTTGTTCATGAAAGGTATTCTTTCGTGGGTTGGTGGTAATGTTGAAGTTGTTGAATACACTCGTGCAGAACGCTCCGCTGGAGAATCAAAATTTAACGGCTGGAAGTTGTGGAACTTAGCGCTTGAAGGTATCACCAGTTTTTCTACCTTCCCATTAAGAATATGGACATATATTGGATTAGGTGTTGCTGCACTTTCATTTATTTATGGCATCTGGATGATTATCGACAAATTGATATGGGATAATCCTGTTCCGGGCTATCCATCATTATTAGTATCAATTTTATTCTTAGGTGGTATTCAGCTTATTGGTATTGGTGTGCTTGGAGAATACATAGGTAGAATATACACTGAATCAAAACAAAGACCAAAATATATTATTAAAAGGAAATAAAATGAACTACTTAGCTTGTATAAGTAAAAAAAGAACAGATATACAATTTTTCTATATATGTTTGTTAATATCTTTTATTTATATTTTCCCATTAATAACATCTGATATATATTATCTTGATGATTTAGGTAGAGTAATATATGGGACAATGTGGAATCATGACGCAAGATATTTATCAAATGTCATTTATTACATATTAACATTTGGAAGTAAGACTTTAAATATATCTCCATACCCACAAGTATTGTCTATCATTGTTTTTTCACTTTCATCTTTAATTATAGTAAAATCATTTAAATTAAACACTGACATTATATCAGCAATTGGATGCTCTTTATTATTGACGAGTCCTTTTTATATTGAAAACTTATCTTATAAACTTGACTCATTGACAATGTCAATTGGTATATTTTTTTGTATATATGCCATATACCTTTCATCACTATTTAATTATAAAAAAAGTATTATTTCAGTTTTTTTGTTAATGGGAACTCTGTACCTTTACGAACCGAGCTTAGGAATATTTATAACATTATCAATTGCCATGTTCATATGTAATATAATATTTTATAATAATTATAAAGCAGCAATAAAAACATCATTGCTACAAATTTCAATAATAACAATATCTCTTGCCATATGGAAAGCACTTAGTTACTTACCAGGATTTTACATTAGAAGTAGTATAACCTCATCAGATAATATCATTCAGTTTTTGACATGGAAAATAGATATATATATTGATACATTTAATTTATTATTTAATGATAGATTTTTACTCTCCTATTCACCATTATTTATTCTATCTATAATTTCTTTCTTTTACTATTATATCATTTTTGTTTTTAACAACAATATTAAAAAAACAATATTTGTTTCCATATTGATATTATTCTCTATACCATTGTTTTTTCTGATGGCCCAAGGGGTTTCATTTTTTTCATTTTGGAAAACTGATGACTTTGGTTTTGCACCAAGAGTTTTTATAGGATTTGGTGCATCTTTATTGACAATTTCAATTTTTATTATTAAATCAAAATTATTTAATAACACCATTAAATTTATAATTTTCATTTTGCCATTTATGTATTCATTAACTTTGATTTCAACATACTGCAATGCTTCAAAATCACAATTAAGAATACTCAATGTAGTAGCAAATAATTTATCTAGGGATATAACCAAATACAATTTAAATAATAAAAATATGGTTGTTATTGGTAAAATGCCTGACTCCTATGAATTATCTCACTCTGGAAATGAAAATCCAATTATATTTAAATTAATTCAAACGCCTTTACATGACCAATGGAGTTGGGGGTATAGACAACTTATCGCTTTATATAGCATTCCTGTTTTATATCCTAGTAACGAACAGTTTAATATTGCAAGAAATGAACTCTGCAATTTTAAAAAATTAAACTCAAATCTATATTATGATTTACTACTTTCCTCAAAAAATGACTTTTTTGTCATGGATTTTAGTAAAAAATGTAATTAAAAATATTGTTATTGCCATTGAAATAATAATGGCAATAACAAATACACATAAAATTATTTTATTAAACGCAAACTATTTCTATAGTAAACATCGCTCCTACTTGCGGCAAATTCAAATTAACCACATCGCCCATTCTATCAGTCATATAAAAATATGCCTTACCAGTATAGGCAGGTGATTGATTATACCAAGGGACAATTTTAAATTTTGACGCATTATTTAATTCTTGAGTGACGATATACGGGAATTGATAATCACCTGAACCAGGCTCATATTCTATGATCAGGGAATAATCATCATCAGGGTTTACATATATTTTATTAAATCCGATTGGAATATGGTAAGATTTATCTATTTCATACTTAGCATTACCTAAATGCCTAATAACACCAATGCGCCTATATCCCAATCCATTTAAATTACGACTTTTACTTATCTGTAAATATGAATTTTCATTTTCTTGAAAAGAAATGTGTTTTAAATTTATATTCCCTTCAATAAAATTATCTCGACCATCAACACCATGTATAATCACTGCTTTTTCTGGCTTTATCTCATACCCATCATAATCCCATGCAAAAAAATTTATTCTATTCATTCCTCCATCATTTATTTTCAGTGCGATCTTTGATTTATTCATCCATTGCTGAACAAAGTTCACCTTAATTTCTGCTATTTGGGTGAAGTACGGATAACTTGAGATAGTTGGAACGCAATTCAATTGAACTCCGTTAATAGCTTTAATGACCAAATCGTCAAATATACAACTAGTAATCCAATTAGTGATTTGATTATATTTATGAGTACTTTGATCACTCGGCTCAATAGCCTCCAATACCAGTCCATTGGTACCTTCTTCCAGCTTAAGGTTAATAAACCTACACCAGCAAATAGAATTCTGTTTCCTTTGCCTATTTAGATCATTTGAACCATCAACAACATTATCACATCGCAATCTCAATGAGGTGCCAGAGTTATCGGCGTAATTGCATATTAAATTCATATTGGATATCTCTAAATCTCGCAAATTATTTTTACCCAATACCAACGCTATGTTGTGATTCCACCTCGCTAATGATGTATCTACTGCGATTCTCGCTTTCCCGCCCCTAGTGTCTGTGGTGAAAGCAATATGATCTATCTCAAAAACAAACATATCATCACGCAATGTTCTATTGATAATTTGCGCGCCATTTGAAAACTTAAAATTCTTTTTAACATTAATCTTTGTATTGCAATCAAAGCTCTGTGCTGGAATAAGGATAGTATTAACCTCTACAATATCTTGTAGCTTAGATAAAATACCACCTATGTCCGTATCAGCTTTAGCACCAACGCTTAAGATATTGACGTTAGTCTTTGATTCCAGCGAGGCCGTTAGGCCATTATCTAATTTCAGGTTAACCAAATCATCAGGTGCATTATTGGTGATTTGGTAAATAGCCTCACCACCATCATTACGCTCATAGAACCCACGGGTTTTAACTAGGTAGTCAACCATTAACCCAGTGTCAGATCGCATGTCTGCAACATTATCATATACACGCATATAGTTTGCGCTTAATCCTCCAACTAACTGATATCCAGTATCTGATGATAATTGTTGTTTTAACCTGTCAGGTTCATATTTCAATATATTTGAGAAATAAAAGTGCTGCACGCCGTAGCTATCATAAACAGCCATAGAGTGACCTTCAACGGTCACGAACTTAGCAATCTGTCCGGCATAAACCGGATAACCAGCAGCATTGATAATGATAGGCTGTGGTGCTGGAACCAAATCACCATTCTCACGTTCCATATAAACCTGAATCTGGTTCTCTGGTATGGTTGGGTCTGTGTCTATCTTGCCGATGTAGATCCTACCGTTAGAACACGCCTTGAATGAACGTGCCATAGTAAACAACTGCGAAGGCATTGAGACGACAACATTAGGGATTATTTCTGACATTTATGTTCTCCAGACGTGCGAAATCCCAGCAGGGGAAACTGCATTGGTTGAAGTTTGGATGTAAAAAAACCGCAGTTAAGCGGCGATAATGGTGTAATTAATCAGTCTAATTACTGTTCTTCTTCGTTCTGATTAGCCCATCCAATGATACCGATGCGAGCAATTGTGCGCTTATCAATATCTGGTAGTGAATCATAGAACTCTCTCCATTGCTTAGAAGTTCTGAGCTTGGCTTCATCAAAGGCTTTACGATATTTACTCTTTCCTCTTGCGGGAGGAACTTCAATTCCTTTAGTGGCTTGCTGAAATTCAGAGGATAAAATTAATTTCTCAGCCGCTTCCGAAGATCCTGCACCACCCGCCACTGCACCCAATGGCCCTAATTTAGTCCCTGCCATTGTGCCGACTCTCCCGGCATATTTCGCCATTAACTCATGAGGCGCAGTCACTGCGTCGAAACGCTTTGTAAAATCATTCAATCTTCCAGTGGTTATTTCGAATGACTTTGCTCGCCGGATAGCATTGGCCACGACATAAGTATCATGTAGTCCAGACATAAACTCGCGGGGCATGTACTGCGCTAGAATACGCAGGTTGCCAGACGTTCTTAGGTTTTGATACCAGTCAGCAAAACCAGCAGGATTGAAATCAGCCCCGCGTTTACCTGCTGATAACATATCCCTGATGGCAGTTCCTGCAACCTCTTGGCGCATTTGTCTGCTGGGAATGTTTTTCATTAGCTCAGAGAATTGTTTCGAATTCCCCCGTGCAAGAGAGGCAACTGCCAGTGTGCTACGATTAGCGATATCTCCTGTCAGATTCTTGCCGCGCAACTGCACCATCTGATCTTCCAGCCCTTTACGCATTTGAACCAAGCGCTGAGCTACTTCAAAGTCCCTGCCAGCTCCCACATCACCTAATACAGCCCGCTGATCTTTAGATAACTGGGAGTAGAGATATCGCAATGCTCCCTCATCAGCATCTTTATATGGACCACGATTTTTAAATAATGCCTGACCAACTAAACGGCGCTGCTTATTTAAATTAGCGTAGGTAAGAACACCATCCTGACTGGGATTAACGGCCTTGAACACAGTTTTCTCAATCGTGTCCAGATTATCCCATCCACCCAATTCATCAGCCTTTCTCTCAAGTGCTGCGGCTGTATTATTAGCCTCAACTCGTGTTGCGGGTAGCATTGCATTATCTACCTGCTTATAAAGCTGGTCACTGCGATGCTCCAGCGCCATCATTCTGCTATCAATCTGACCGATAATTTTCTGATTCAATGATAGTGCATCAGGGGCTTTAGCAACGTCATCAATGAGTTTTCCGGCACTCTCAGAAAGTTTCAGGATGGCCACATCTTCTTGCTGCTTTAGTGCCGAACCAGCACGGGATTTAATGGCCTGTTCAACGGCTTGATATTGTTGGTTGCCTGATAAATGGGAAGGGAGAAGATCCTCAGTTACTCCAAGTCTATCAGCGGCGGCTTTTACATCAGGCTGCACTTTGACATCAAGACCTTGAAGGGAAGAAGCTAAGTCGGGGTTCTTCTGGGCTGCCATTTGGCGAAGTGTTTCTTCTGGCGTTAATTGTTTCTGAGGAGGAGGTTGTGGTGCACCTTGTCCGGCTCCACCTGCTCCAGCACCTTTCTCTGCTCCACGAAATAGCTTATTCAGCCCTGTCTTTTCACCAACGACATTCAGCGCCTTACCCAGAACCGGAGTGACAAGCCTAGCCACCCCGCTAGCAGCAGTACCAATACCGAGGTCAGTCACCAGCCCATCAGCATTATCTTTTGAGCTGTTCTGAGCTAGCGCACCTACCGTGTTTTCAGCCACCATATCAGCCAGTTTAGTCGCGCCACGTTCCAGCTTGCCAACATTGGCAACAGAACCTAATGCCGCTGCTGTTTTTTCTGCACCGATGCCGGGTATTAAATAAGGCGCAACTTCTGAACCAATTTTGGCATATGTATCTTGGGGCTTAAGGTTATCTGGTAACTCAAATCGTGAAGCAGGTGTATACGTTCCATCACCTAATCCAGCCTTTTCACCAGCCCAAGCGCCAGCACTAACCACGGCATCACCAATGCTGGGAATAATATTAGCCACGTTTACGCCAGCCTGGAGAAAACCTTTTCCAGCCTCTGCGATTGGGTTACCTGCTTGTTGCTGTTGTGGTAATGGATAGTCTGTATAGAATTGTTGTCGTGCGGCTTCTACCTTATCGCCAGCTTTGGGTACAACCACTTCATTGAAATATTGTTCCTGTGCCGCTGCCTGCTGTTGTGGATTTAGCGATTGGTATTGTGAGGACGCAACAACGTCCCGCCACGGTTTAGCCATTAGTCACCCCATAAACTTGAATATTCACTTTGATTACTGGATGGAGCCGCTTGCTCTTTTCTATATTTTGCCGCCTCCGTGCTGAATTTATTATCCAGCCTATGCTTTCCCTTATTGGTGACGGAAATGATTGTCTTAATCGTTTCTTTGGCCGCTTTTTCTGATATGGAGGGAGACAGCTTACCTATAGCATCTGTCACTCTTTGCCCTTCCGCATTAGATAATGCCCCTAGCCCCTTCATTAACTGAACGTTTGCTAGAAATGTCTGTGATTTCAGTGTGTCAACCAAGGCCTCAGTATTGGCGGCATCAGTACCGGGAAGGTATCTGTTACCAAAGGGGTTTACATTAATCCCAAAATAGCCATTAAATCCCGGGCTATCCAATATCCGGTTTGCCGTGCCGATGGTTTGATCAATAGCATTGACCTGACTGAGATAAGTATCATATTTATCAGTCTTAGCTTGCTCGCCTTTCCGTTTGAACTCTTGCTGCTTCAGAAGCAAGTCATCGCGTTTGATTTGATTTGTTTCTGTTCTCAGTTGGCGGTCAATGGTGTTCTAAGCTAGTGCGGATTTTTTTATCTCCCTATCAAGGCGGGCATTTTCAGCGGAAATATCCTGTCCGCGCATTTGGATATCTTGCCCTCTACGCGCTGTGGTTGCGGATATATCTTGGCCTCGTGCCTGTAGCGACTCAGACGCTTGACTACTGCGGATGCTCTCAGACAATTTCCCGCGATCAATTTCCCGGCCTTCTTTCTTGTCCAGCACTGCAAACTGGTCTTTCGCGCTCAATGTTCCCAGCTTAACGGTAGAAAGAACCTCATTGAATTGCTCAGGATTGTTCGCGTACATTGTCATTAACTGTTGAGGCGAAACGCCTTTAGATTGAATAACCTCAGCATTCTGCACCAATGCCGCCGCTACATTGCGTGGGTCACCTGTCGATATCGCCAACTGCAATTGATTTACCGTACTATCTAATGCTGCAACATCTTGTGCGCTCCTGAATCCCAACTGAGCCTGAATATTTTGTAGTTGAGAAGGATATTGAACTGCCAGTTCTCGCAACTTTTGAGGATCATTAATAGCACCGGGTAACGCCTGTTTAAATGCTTGCTGTTCGCTCATCTGTTGCTGCATTTGTTGGTTTTGCAGGTTTAGCCCCGTCAACTGAGATTGACCGAGTCTATTTTGTGTCTCCTTTAGTGCCTGACCTGCCAGATCAGGCATAAGAGATTCATAATAGTTAATTGGCTGAACCATCAGAACATGCCCCCCATCATCCCGCCAAACATTTTGCTGGCCATACCGCCGAACTGATTAATGTCCTGCGATGCACCGTTATTGATGCTGTTATTTGCCCCTGCTGCAATCTGCCACGGAAGCGCTTTCCTCCCTGCATTTATTGCCCCTTGTTGGCTGTACAGCGAACCGAGAGCATTCGCATTGTTAGCCGCTGCCGCAGACTGAGCGCCAGCACCCGACAGTCCAACGTTAACCAACCCCAGCAACTGGTTATACATGTCCTGCTGCTCGGCGGTTTTCATGTTCAGATAGTTTTGTCCCAGTTGCGGCGCAATGCCTGCTAGCTGATTTCCGGTTGCTGTAGATCCAAGCCCCCCCGTTGCCTCAGCCCCTGCGAGAGTTTGATATCTGGCCTGATCCGCCAGTTGTGCGTACTCAGGACTATTGAAGTATTGTCCCAGCAATGCATTTCGGTCGATAGGTTTTCCTGCTAACCCCTGTAAACCAGATAATCCAGATTGTCCAGCCTCACGGAACGGTGATAGCCACTCACTCTGCTGCTGGAACATTCCCTGCTGGTTATCAATGGCTCTGTCGTTTGACCGGGACTGTTCTTTAGCGCCTTTAATTGCACCAATACCACCGATTATCCCACCTACAGCGCTACCGATACCGCTAACTATTCCACCCATAATTAACTCCTAACCATTAAAAATAATTGTTCTCTACGCCCATCAATGAGTTCAACGACATCATCTGATTGCAGGTGAAAGCCAAATTTCCGCGCCAAATTACAGACATGTTTCGATGTTGAGAGAATGGGTGCATGGATAACCCTATTGCCAATCAGTGAAAGAATATCTCTGGCGGCATCACTGGATCGGTGTCTTTCACCTTTCTTCATCGCCATGTGCAATTCAACATGTTCGCCTCGTTCAATCACCACAAACACACCGCAGCCCTGCCAGAGATAATAATCAGCGGGATAATCCACCCATGACGGAACGCCCCACAGCCGCATGAGTTGTGAACCTGTAATAATATCGATTTTTGTCATTAGTCGATGAGTCCGTGAGACCTCAATGCGTCTTCATACGCTTTGCATCTTTTGGCTAGCGATGTGACTGCATTCATTAGAGATTGGGTGACAGATTGATCGTAAGTTTCACCTGCGTTCCATGACTGATTGGCATCAATTGCCCCTTTATTTGCCGCCCCAGTCATTACAGTAAAGCCAGTAACCCTTTGACCAACAACATTAAGGCCATTTATTAGGTAATTGTTTTTTACATCAATGGGTGACGAGATAACTTGAGTTGCTGTTGCTTTCTTGGATACATAGTCAACTTTTATTTCAGATACCTGACCATCTATGTCTTGTATCTTTATCTTAAGACCATCAACGTCATGCTCGACATTCAAAACCCTAACTTCAAGTTTTGCTAAGTCTTCCTCTGCTTTGGTGATTCTGACTTCGTGGTCTTCTAGCGTTTCTTCTGCCCGAGTTGTTCTTTTTCCATGATCATCCAGGATAATATCTTGCTCATCGTTTTTAACCTGAGCATCATAAGCACCGTCACCCGCCTGATTAGCCTTGTTCGCCCCATTCCCTAAATCAGCTCCCTGTTGAACAACATACAGAAAATAGTGCTGCGAGAAATTACTGGGGAGCAGCGTTGCATCTATTCGAGTTGCCTGTATCTCTACAGGATTTTTGAGACTATTATCCGCCATAATTATTCCAACCTGATTTGACAGCCGGAGAGGGTGACAGGGGATTTGGTGATTACTCGCACTTTAAATCCGATGTTTTTACGGATACGACCAACACGTCGCCAAAGCACCCGCTTGTCATAAACAAATGGCGCGTTCTGTTCGATCATCTGTTCTCGACCGTAATTGATGCCGTCAGCCGTTGCAGAGAGGAATAACCTGTCAGCGTACTGAGATACACCAGTCGAGGCTTCCAGCTCGAAATCGAATACCCGTGCGTTGTTGGCTTTGAACATTGGCGTATACAGCAAATGCTCCTGCTGCTGTCCGTACTGGTCAGAAGTAGAGAAGTTAAGCTGCCCAGTCACAGGCTCGCGTTTATCGCCTACCGTGATTTGATTACCTTCAAATATGAAATCGATACCGCGATAAACATCATCGAACAGACCTGTTTTCAGGATGCACCATTGCGGCGCGTTCTGGCTGCCTGCTGCGTCATAACACAAGACATGTCGCGGTAGATGGATAATCAATAATTCGTGTGCATCGAACCGCACTGTTTCCATCACGCCAGCAGCTAATTCATCCGCCGTGTAGTCTCTCAGTATTTTCTCTATCGAGGCCGTGGCTATCGGCGATACTTGTCCTTGCCGAATGACATAGACCGATGGCGCACCAGTGGCCTGATGGCTGATAATGGCGTGGGAGTCACCGAATACGGTTTTGCAATGAGTGCCGGCAATGCCTTTCTGTACCATTAATGAGGGCTGAGCGACATAAATCGCCGCTTGTGTATCAGTCGCACCCGTCAGTGAAAAATACTCAATAGTTGACGAACCAAAACACACCACGAAATCGCGCCATGTATCAATACCAATGATGCCATCGGGTTGAGACTCAGCACGGTACAATGCACGATAACGGTCTGGATGTGATTCATCCTCAAGATCGGTAACACCAAATGTATCAGTGCCATCTTTCGCCCAGATATAACGCCCACGGGATCGGCAGATATCACGCACAGAGCCGATTTCGTATTGTTGGAATTTAGACGAGGCTGGCCAGTTCTCCAATCGTTTGACTGAACCGTTATAGAAATACAATGACATAACACCATTGGCCGCTACCGCCTGACTATTGTAACTATGTGCCATGCTGATACGACCGGAGCCAGAGACATCACCAATAACATTGTTGGATTTATACAGCTTACTCCCCAACACGCGATAGACGGCAGACTCTTTAGTATTAAACTCAGCCCCTCGTGAGATACCAGTAACATCAGCACGTTTTGTGATGCCGGGAAAGGAACGAAGATAACCGGAAGCGCCCAATATTTCTTTCGGTGTCGCCAGCATGTTGACCGGAAGCAGATCGACATAATCAGCAGAGCGATAGTCTTTACCTGTCCCCTTCATCAGGGGGAGTTGTTGAATCGGCATGTGGTTTGTCCCCGGGATAAAAATGCCAGCCGTTAACAGTCGCCCAATGATTACCTGAACCAATAGGCATTCGTGCTGGATAATCAGAGCGTGATTTCTTGGCGCGAGATATGGCAGATTGCTTATACAAAAGCTCTTTGCCGTATCTGGCGGTGTTGATGATCTTTATTGGCGGCTCAATGGCGTAATCTGGGGCAATCCGCACAGCGAGGTTATGAATAACGGCACTGATGGCGCTACTTTTCATGCCGTGCTCGTCACCGTCAGTGGGTGGATTATCAGCATCAGCAAATCGATATCCGGCATCAATGCCTGCGCCGTCCTGATACCATTCCGCCATCATCATCTCTAGGTCGTTTACAGCGTCTTCCATTGATTGCGGTTCGATATCGGATAACGTGGCATTGGAAGCAACACCCAGCTTACGTAGTGCTGACTGAACTAAGTCACCCTTGGTTATTAGGCTCATTTTTCTTACCTTTACCCAGATTTACGGGCTCGGTTTTCAACGTGTCATTCGGGTGTTCAACCCAGCCATCAGCTAAATGTTCGTCCAATACCTCTGGTTCAATGACCGTGATTTGCAACTTCATTCCCCAGACATTGACGTCGCCGTCTGATTTGTAGAGCATCTTTTGCATAATTTACCTCAAAAGAAAAAGGGAGCCGAAGCTCCCTGTAATTATTTCTGACCAGCCAACCCAACACCGATCGCCTCTGGACGTACAGCACACGCGGAGTACCACAGCGCGATACGGCACTTACCGGACAATGTGCCGATATCCCCTTGGTAGGCCACAACACCATTCAGCCCCACATTAGGAATTGAGAAGCTCTGAGTCTTCATGCCAGAGAACAGATCGTGGTTAACCGGAATCGGTTGAGACACTAAACGGATGGAGTCATCAGCCCAGAACACGTTAGCCTGTGTGGTTTTGATGTTCAGTACATTGACCGCCATTCCATCAGCCAGAGAAATATTCACGTTGGCGTAGGCGCTCTCTGCCGGAGTCAACTTGTCGTCGCTGAGTGCAACAGGCTTTGGCGTGATAGTGACATCACTCCCGTTAACAGCCACAACGGAGAACGTTGCATCTTGTGTCAGAATGTTCTTCGCCATCTGAGACAGATATTTCACCCCAGCGAAAGAAATCTTGTCACCCCGTTTCAATCCAGCACCGCTCAACTTAACGACAGCGGTACGGTTATCCACGTTCTCGCGGTTTCCGTCTGTGTCTTCGACCCATGATTGAGGCTTGAATTTCTGAGCACCAGAAACAGTGAGGCCTGTCGCTGTAGACGCTGGTAGAGATGGCATTTTCGGAGAGCGCAGAACGTCATTGAATCCGGCCACCTGCTTCTGGATAGTCCCAGACTTGTACGCATCCTCTGGAATGCGACCGTAGAAGTCTTTGTTTGTCAGATCCTGACCTGCCCCACGGTAATCTGTCGGATTGAAAAAGAATGACAGACCCGCGCTGTGATTCAATTCACGAGAGAAAATCAGCGCCTCAGCCTCAGAAATGAAATCCCAACCCGTTTTAGCTGAGCCGATCTGTTCAGGGCTTGCCACAACCAGAGAACCCATTTCTACAGCTTGCTTAGCGATAGCCATTTCAACGTTATTCGCCAGTTTCTGACCTGATGCCTTGATACGACGACGTATGGAACGTTCATCACGCAGATCATCCGCACGAAGCTGGAAGAAGTCATTATCCGGCGAGCCCATGTTGCACTTAACGGACAGTTCCAATATACCTGTTTCTTTGTTGGTTAAATCCCACCCCTGCTGGGTAGGCGCTTCCTGTTCCAGTGGCATCCACACGGTATTCTGTGAACGCTGCATATCACCTGCAGGCGGTGCATATTTTTCTACACGCTGCGCCATGGGTGTGAGGTTTTCCACGGTCTCCATTATCTCATCGACCATGTATGTGATCACTTGACCTTCGTTTAAAGCCATCGCTTAAATTCCTTTCAACTGTTGTTTTAACTTGCGGTAAAGCTCCGTGTCGCCTTTACTGGCGGCTGCATCCATCTGTTTTTGAATAGCATCACGATTAGCAGCGGTAACATCGCCACTTAATGGTGCATCAGCCGGAGGAGCGGCAGAGATTTGCTTACCGCGAGGTTTGATAGTTAACTTGTCAGCAAGGCGCGTAAGTTCGATTAACGCTTGCTGTGATCCGAGTGTCAGCAGTTGCCGCGCTTTCTCTGGATTTGCGCCCAGGTGATACATGATCGCAGCCGACTTCTCCGGGAAGAGGTGCATAATTTCCGTGTCAATACCGGGCGGTACGACTTGGCGGAAAGCGTCCTCTTTTTCCTGATAATCAGGCAGGTTAAGTTTTTCTGCGGCGTCATAGTGTTTCCTTGCTGACTCGACAATGTGTGCTGATTGCTGGGTAAATGCCTGAGTTTTGCGCCCCTGCTCGGCAACAGCCTGACTACGAGCATCCATCGCGTTCATCTGCCATTCAAGGTTTGCCTGCTGGTATGCAGCTAGCGCTCTGTTTTGGTCATAGTCATACTTCGCCAATGCATCATCAGACAGATAATTATTGATATCTGGCTGTGTGGGTAACTCAGGTTTTACCCGTAAATCCTCCGGTAACTCTCCGCGCTGTACTGCCTCCATCTGCTGCTCCAGCTCGCGCTGACGCTTACGTTCGATGCGTTTAGCTGCAAAATGCGCATTAGTTGCCGGGTCTTGTTTCTGGGTCTCATCGTCACTCAGGACAATATCAAATCCGTCGCTCTGCCCCGTTGAATTGGCATTATCAACATTGCTCTCAGTGGATGCCGCCGCCTGAGTACCGGACAGGGATAATTCTTCAGTAGCCTGAATTTCGTTGGTATCACTCATGTTTATTACTCTCTCACATGGTTTGAGGGATCTCGCCAGTATTGGCGGTAGGAATGTTGGATTGTTGCTGTTTAGCAACCTCATTCAGCAATTTGATAGCGTCCATCACGGCTTTTTCATCTATAGCAGAATCAATATAATCAGACATAAGTCACATGCTCTGTAAACAGCTCATCAATAGAGCATCTTTCTCGTCTTCTTGTTGTTTTTGTTTCAGCCCATTTGTTTTCGATAGGATTTAAATCTGGGCTGTAAGGCGGAAGCCATTCTAACTGGCATCCGTGATCGGTTATCGCTTTTCGCGTGTCACCGCGTTTATGGAAAGGGGCATTATCCATCACAATCACTGTCCCCTTAGGGAGCTTCGGCAACAAATCTTGTGTCAGCCAGGCATGAAACACATTCGCATTAATGGTTCCGGCAAACAAACTTAAGGTCACAAAGGTATTTTTAATGATAGCACCAATGGCATTAATGCGGCCTTTGTGCTGCCAGTCATGTAAACCAAAACAGCGGGACCCTTTTAACGAATAGCCATGCGTACGTGGCATGGACTGCTCAAAGCCGCTTTCATCCAGATAAACAATCTGTTTGCCCGCCTGCTCATGATGGCGGATACGCTCGCCAAATACCTGACGAGCGTGTTCGTCAGCGG